CCTCAGGAAGCCACTCTCGAACATAATTCTTTGCGTAATCAAATTGCGCTTTAGTATAGAACTCATCAGAATCAGTGACAATAACATAATCGCACCCCTTTTGTTGCAGATAACACATCCCTTGATTTCTCTTAACGGTTTCCTGTTCTCTTGGTGGCATATATGGAATACGAGGAAAGTAGATAATCTCATCAACAAGCCCTATTCGCTTCAGGGTTTTCACCTCTTTTATGTCTTCCTCGTCAGCGGGTATTCCGAGATAACTCTCGGTTTGCATAAGTATAACAACCTTATCTATACTGCTACGAATCTCTCGCACTATTGATTCAATATGCTCTGTTCCCTCAAATGTGTTTATTGCCAGACCGACTTTTATTTTGTTTTCCCAATCGGGTAGTGTTGCTGCCCACTTAGCCATCTGCTCCCTACTTTCGGAGGGATTTAATCCTGACTCACTGGGGTGCAGCACGATAACAGAATCATCTACAACGTTACTTAACCCTTTTCGTATCGCTCTTTTGCAGAGATATAGGTCTGTGCCCCAGCCATTTCTATTGAGAGACAAGTCAACATTGAACCCTAATTCTCTGCGGAAAAGGTGAAACCATCCCTCAAAGTATGGCACTCGGCGCATCGTGTTTCCGGGTTGGTTATATCCATGCGAATGGCTCCTGCCTCGCTTATCACAAGATGGCTGATAGCAACCTATCTCAGATATTTTAACAGCCTCGAGCATCCTGCTTACGATTCTCTCTTTATTGGCATCATTAATAACCAGGTCTGATGTTATTATACACACCCAGTCGCTACCATCGCTTAGCCGCATAGCTTCATTGAACATTCCGCCGTAATAAATGTTTGGGTAACGCACCACACCTTCACCATGGCAGGGCGGTTCTGATCCACTATCAAGAATACGGGTATTGAAGTGCTTAGACATGATATCATACCACATCCTTGCGCCTTCGTTTTTGTTGTAATTGAAGATGAAAACTGATATATTCATGTTTTTATGTATTGGTTTTTCGTCTTACTTTGATTTTGCCTTATTATCTATCCCGGCATCAGGAGGGTCTATCTCTGGCTCCTCTGGCTTAACCTCTGGCTTAACCTCTGGCTTAATTAGCGCCTCTTGCCGCTTTGCTTCTGCCTCCATTTCCGCCATTATTCGCTCATATTCATTAGGGTTATTAAATGAGATTTCCCCCGAGCAGGTACGAACGGATGATATGCCTGCTCCTTTAGCGATAGCCAGGTTATTAATTTCTTCCTGCGTGTTCTTAGGAACTTTAGGCTCGAGAACCCAAGACATCTCCATATTCTGATACCCTATTGAGTCTTTTTCTATAATTCCAACGAATAGTTTGAATAAATCAATTAGCTCGACAAAGAATGGATGCAGCTCGGCTATTTTATTCATAGACCATTGCAGCTCACGCCAATATAGATTCTGAATAAATGCCCCAGAGTTCTCACCAGCACGAAGCTCTTCCGGTTTCAATACAACCATTCCGAGCGTCTCCCATAGTAAATCTAAATTTTTTGTCAGGTCAATAGTGAATGTGTTGCTCGCATCAGCAGGCTGAAGAATCTTAGCGTCGCCAGCCTCACTCTTTGACGCTATCACCTTCCCCATTCTGCTAACAGGCGGAAGGCTCATCACGCCACCCCGAAGGAACATTATCTGATAAGCATAATATCTGTTATTCTCGGCAAGGTCTGACAATATGCGCTCAATCCTCTCTATAGTAGACTGCCCTGCCCCCCAGCAGACATCGTTTTCTCTGTGGTATACGACAGGGCATTGTTTTAAATTGTGATGAGTAGTGTTAATAAGGGTGTAGCCATCTTCGCTTTCCTTGCTTGATAGCTTGCCTTTTACGGCTTTAAGAAAGCGCTGTAACGAAGAATCATCTTTCCCTGCAACCTTATCATTTTTAACCCATAACTCGATAGTCGACGATGTGTATAACTCAACAGCACGTTGCCCCCTATAGCTAAAAAGGCGAACGAAGACATTGTTCCCATCTTCGTCTTTTGTCATGTTGATAACATCGCCATTCTCATAAGAGAAGACTTTATATTTTATCTTGCCGTCCTTTGTGAATAAGTATATCGCGGAGTCTCCTGTCCCAAAGATGGCAGCACCAAAAGCTTTGAGTGCCTCAGTCATTCCTGTGATATTCCAATGCTTACGGAACTTTGATACAAGCGCATCATTCGATTCGTCTCCTTCGGAGCCAAACCACATATCATTTCCAAATGTATGCGTTACTTTGTGTCTGCGAACAGCATCCTGAATTCCAACAGCAACCCGCTCAACCTCCTCGTATCCATCTAACACATTCTCTTGTTTGTTTACATCGTAACGAAACTTAGCTCTGTTTGAACGATAGTCTACCGAGAATATTTTATGAGCAGACGGGTATAGCTCATTTAGAAAGTCGGACTGGCTAAGCTCAAAGAACTGTCCGTTATCAAGCTCCATTACTTTTTCTGTGCCTGTATCGAAGTGGCGGATGGGGAAACTACCCAACCCAGAGGGGCATCTTCTTTTGAAGGTTTCCTTTAATAGATATGATTCTATCTTCATAAGAATATAGATATGTTAAATTTTACAAAAATATTAAAAATATTTTAAATAAACAAAGAAATGTGTAATTATTTTTGCGTAATAAAAAATTATTATTTATCTTTGTATCGAATCATAAATTATTTAATATGCTAACAAAGAAAAGAACGAGCTACGCCATTAATGGGTGGGTGGTGGAAATCACCAAGAAAGATGTCTCAATTCATGCCCCGACAAAAGATGTCATAATCCGCTTTTTACACGGGACAAACCAGGCGGCATTTATTTCGTACCTTGTATCAGAAAAGGCAAACCAAGAGTTACTCGGATTGTTTGCTGCATTTAGATTATCAACCACGTTGTTTTGTAATGTGGATATGACAAAATCTATATTCGAGGCGGCGGAAAGGATTTTCGGGCACAAAAAACCAGAAAAGGTTTCTAAGAAGAAAGACGACGTAATACTCGCAGAGGAGCGGTTGAAGACGGAAAAAACAGAAGATGCCCTTGACGATTTAACAAAACAAAGCAATGGAAAGAAAAAAACTAATCCAAGAAGTAAAAGAGCTCATTGAGACCGGAGAGATTACAGACATTGAGGGGTACATACGAGAAACAGAGTACTCGCGAACGAAGGCCACGTCGCTGCTTAATAATAGCGATGTTTGGGGAAAAATCAAAATAGGCAAGAGGTTTATATATATAAAACTATAAACCATAAACCATAAACAAATACATAAACCTATGACACAAATACAAAAAATACACTACACAGCCGGGGGAAACCCATCTCACTGTGGGGTATTCATATTACCCAACGGAAAAGATATCGAGTATATCGTGATAGACCATATTGAATGGAGGGAGAAGGAGGTTGTAAATGGGATAGAGAAGGCTGTCTTTGTGGCCTTATTTAAAGAAAACCCATACACAAAACTCCCGATGGTACTCAATAGGGTGAATAAAGAGAGGCTAATTAAGCTTGCTGGAATCGGTGGATTTGACCTGTTAGCTATTAAAGATATGCCAGTTAGGCTCACTTATGAACCTACGCGAATCGGGGATGGCTTGCGGATATCCAAATTGCCAGCAACACAACCGATGTCGGAAAAGAAAAAAAAGAAATTCTCTGATGCGGATATGCCGGCAGCTATTAAATTCCTAAAAAGTGGCACAATAGAGCAGCTTGAGGAATACTACGACATCCCAAATGATATTCGTGAAGCCTTAATAAAGGAGAAATGATTAACGAAGAAAAAAGAGATCGGTGGTTACAAGCCAGGATTGGCTACATAACTGCATCCAGGTTAGAAAAACTTGGCGAACCGGGTAAAAAAATAGGCAAAACGACACAATCATACCTTTATGAAATACAGAAGCAAAGGTTATGGGGGGTTCCAGAAGACCCTGTTTATTCCAGGCCAATGAGTATTGGCATAGAAAATGAACCATTAGCCCTCGAATGGCTGAGAGAAAGTAATCAGCTTATTGGGGATATAGTGTCCTGCTCAGATGACTACGATGATATCATCTTCAAGCGGGTCGATTGGGCTAGATTCGGCTCCAGCCCTGATTCCTTTCTAATGATTGGTGGAAATATAAAAGCGCTAATTGAGGTTAAATGCGTGGTGGGTGTAGAAAAGAATTGGCTGTTCTCTCCAACTGTGCCATATCAGAAGAAAAGGGCATCAGTATTTGAGCAACATTGTCATCAGCTCACTGGGGAATTATTGTCCTACCCGGAAATAGAGACAATATACTTATTAAAATACCTTCCACAGATAGAT